GATGTAGGTTGTGGTAAAGGAGAATCCCATCTATCTATAATAAATTCACCAGCTACAGTTAAATCATAGCTAGCATCTGGTGCTAAAGATTTCATTACTGTATTAATACCCCAAGCAAACCCATTTTCATTTGTATATGCTTTAATAGTTTCTTCAACTGATAGTTTTTTTATTGTCATAATTAAATCATAACGGGAATAAACCCTGTATTTAAATCTATTTTACCATGTTTCTGATACATGTCTTTTACATTATTTTCAGATATAACATCAAACGCCATAGTAATTCTATGACCATCAAATGGTTTTAATATATTTACTCTATGTGAGTTTTCTGACGGTCCCATATAAACATTACCTATTTTATTTTTTATAGTATACTCTTTAAATTCAGTCTCACTTTCTTTTGGATCTATTGAAACATATCCATGTGCTATAGATCCTTCATGAGAGTGCCAACCTAAAACTTCTCCTTTTTTATGAAAATTTAACCAACACTGATACCATAATGGTTTTTTTGTTTTTAAAAATTTTCTAATTAATTTTTGTAAATCACAGAACATTTTAAAATAAAGATTAGATCCAAATGTTAAACATGTAATATTATAATACCTGTAAAACCATGTAGAAGATGATTGATTAAAAACTTTTCCATAGTTAAACATAAATCTTTCATGAGATAAATTAGCATATTCTATAAAATGAGAGTGGTTTTCTTTTATATAAGAAAAATTTTTAACTACGTAATTTTTCATAAAATTAATCTGTTTAGTTGTTTACCTTCTCCTATTTCTCCTTTTATAAAAACATTAAATGCTAAACTTACCCTTGTATTACTTCCTTTTTTGCTTTCTACCATATGTGTTAGTGAAGATGGAAACATTAGTATATCCCCCGTTTTGACAGGAACATACCAAGAATCAGAATTCCATAGGTTGTATTCTTTAGTTAATGGTTTTATACCATGATATACATTTTTAATAAAAATAATTTTATCAAATTCTGGATCACTATTTAAATAAAGAACTCCAGAAACTAATGAATTAGGGTGAGCATGGTTATGATGATGTTGTGTTTCTTCAGTATAATTTAACCAAGACTGAGTAATATACGGTTTTATATCATCAGAAGAACATATAACTTTATTAAAATAATCATCTACCCTTAATTCTAATTGTAGTTTTAATTCTTTAAATGGTTTTTCATTTAAAATATAGTTATTTTTAGAAGTTAAATTTCCATCGTTTTTATAAGTATTTTTTTTATTTTTATCTATGAATTTTAATTCAGAAGCCGTTAGTTTTTTCTCTAATTTAGAAGTATATATAGGTGTTGGAAATATATTGCCAACTTCCGAAGTAAAATATCTACTATATGGCATCATTCTAATTTATCCTTTTATTTGATTAGAATTTTTTAATAGACTATTTTGATGACTTTGTAAAGTGTATTAATTAGTAGTATCTAAGTCCCAAGTTAATGTTTCTTCATTCCATGAATATGGATCTTTTATTGGCTCACCATTTACTTTTTTTAAATTTAAATTATATGTTTCTGGAAAGGGAACAGGGCATTCATACCTACATGTATTTTCATTCAAAATCCAAGAATTACAAACTTGACCGTTATAAATAGTTTTGGGAGGAACAAAAGCGTCCCTTGTTTCATCATAAGTCATACCTATTCCTGCATAATTTTTTCTAAAATTGTTATTATATGAAGTTTGTTTCCAATTAGTGTCCTGTCCATACAATGATTTTAAAAATTGAACTCCTAATACTTCTTGTTCAACTCCATTAGAATCTTTTAGTACGTTATTATGCACTGAATGAACAGCTATTACAATGTTATTGTTGTCTAATTTTGCAAATGATGCCATATTATTTTAAGCGGTATAAGTACCATCCCCTGTAAATTGTAAAACTATATTTGGACCAACAGTTGTAACTGTTGGAGATCCTGATGTAACACCTGTATAATTAGATTTTTTAATGCTTAATATAACAATTCCTGATCCTCCAGAACCATTTTGACCATTACCACTTCCTGTATTAGCAGCTCCTGAATTTGGTGGTGCACCATTTCCTGGTCCCCAAGCACGTTCTACTGAAGTCCCTGTTATAGAGCTAATAGCTCCTTGTCCGTAAGGTCCAGAAATACCAAATGAAGAGTTTCCTCCTACTGAACCCGCACCTCCGCCAGAACCTGTATAAAATGGTCCACCCGATCCTCCGTTATTTCCTTGTGAAGGACTTGTGGCTGGAGTATTACCCGCTCCACCTGGAGCAGAATTATTACCAACACCACCCGATCCTCCCGATCCTCCGGCATTTCCAGGCGCGGGATTACCCGTTCCACCAGAACCACCACCAGCAGATGTAATTGTTGATAAACCAGTACCTGATATTTCAGAATTCGAACCATTACCTCCAGATGAGCCTCCGTTACCAACTGTGCATGTTACTACTGTACCTTTAGTAGATACTGATTGAGTTGATAATCGATATCCTCCCCCTCCTCCCGATCCACCGTTAGCTGGGTTTTGAAAAAGACCACCGGCTCCTCCTCCAGCCACAACTAAAAAATCAATTGCTACAGGGTATGAAACACCTTGTGCCGCTGTTAATCCAAATGCTTTTGCTGATCCAGCTCCACGTGTTGAGTTAATAGGCATTACAAAATCTCCTTAATTAAATTGAGTTTGAGACGCTAAAATTGTATATGCTGGGGTTGTTGCTGTTTTAATTGCAGTAAATGAATAAACATCTATCCCTGCATTACCTGATGTTGGTGCAGAACCACCTTGGAATTCAAGTGTAACGTTTGTTGATGAACCATCAATCGTTATTGTTGAAACATAAAAAGTAGTGTTAGTATTTAAAAAAGCACCTGTTACAGATTCGCCAACAGATAGCATATTAGTTAAAGATGTAGAAGAACTACCTCTTAAATTTATTGTAAATTGTCCTGTTGCCACTGTTGTATGATAAAGAACAGCTTGAGTTAAAAAATCAAAGTTTGTAGTTCCTGTTGTTGCTACTGCTGTTACAGTTACTTTTTCTTTAATTGCTTGAATTTTACCAGTACCATTAAATGTTACTGCACCTGTTCCTTTTGGTGTAAAATTTATACCAACATCAGCATCACTACCTGACGCTGTAATGTTTGGATTGTTTCCTGTTGCAGCATTAGCTACAGTTAATTCATTAACTGCTGAAGCTGTTGCTGTAAATATAATTTCTTCATTACCATTACTATCATCAATTTCATTAATAATAGGAGAAGTTAATGTTGGTGTTGTTAAAGTTTTATTAGTTAATGTTTGAGGTGCTGTTAAATTTACAATTCCTAAATCTACTGCATCTGTTCCATTTAAATAAACTAGTTTAGTTGTTTTATCAGCTGCTCCAAATATTACTGAAGCTCCACCTACTTGATTTAAAGCAACGGTAAATGCACCTGATGTTGCGTTTTCTAAAGTGTAAGTTTTTTCAATTCCTGAAGCTACAAAAACTGTACAGTTTGCAGTGATAGTTCCTGTAAATCTTAAAACAGCGTTTCTAGCTGGTGAAATTGTAGCATCAGTCATTAATAAAGTTGTATTAGTAGACGTGATAGCTATGTTTTCAAAACCAACGATGGCTTGTTGTACTAGGTCTAAATTTGTATTTGTTTTTGTTCCCCATGTACCCGAGTTTTCACCCGTGGCCATAAGTTCTATTTTTAAATCTGTTGAAAATGTTGATGCCATAAAAATTCCTCTTTAAATTTTAAATATATCTAATTTTAGTTTCATTAAGCCGCTATGTCAACCACACTCCAATTATTGGTTACCCCTATATCAACCACGGCCCAAGCAGCTATGAATAAACGACCTGTAGAAGCTGTTGCACTTACACCAGTAGGGCTTACTGTAGATAAAACTTCACCAGAAGCGGCTCCTACACTTACATTTAATAAATTTGTAGATACTGAAACAATAGTGTTTGGCACAGCATCTTCATTACCCAAACCTACTGTTAATAGATTAGTATTTACTGTAATATTAGCATCTGCAGTGATTTGCGCAATTGATGTTAAAGTTAAAGTTAATAAATTAGTTGATACAAAAACTTCTACAGAAGGAACTGCTTCTTCTTCAGCACCTTGAGATATAAACATACCTCCAATGTTGCCCCACGAACCATTACCCCAAGAAGTTGCTCCCCAAGGTAAATTACCAGGAGAGGTTACTTCAACATCAACGTCTACTGTAGCTAATATTGAAGCTACTGCTACATTTAATAAGTTTGTAGATGCTGTTACATTTGCATCTCCTATTATAAAATTGTTTGTTTGTTGCCAAGAATTACTACCCCAAGTTTCAAATCCCCAAGTAGTAGGTACTGCAATTCCAGCTAGTGAAGCAGTGGATGTATTTGATTGAACTCCTGTTAAATTAAGAGATCCTGTACCTTCAATTGTTTCTTCACCTAAATCAGCAGAAGAACCAGTAATTTGGTTCCAAGCATATTGTCCAAAAGTTCCTTGTCCCCACGTTGTTGGAGCACCAGGAGTTGTAACTTCTACAATTACATTTTCTCCAGCAAAAACAGAATTAACAGTTGAATTTAATTGAACTCCAGTAACTCCAATTATAAAGTTTGATTGAGCAGAAACAGTGCCATTAACTATATTTAATAAATTTGTAGATAAAATTACACTAGCACCAGCTTCAATTGATTCTTCACCTATTTCAGATTGAGTTGCAGTTATTTGTCCCCAAGAATAATTTCCGTATGTAGATTGTCCCCAAGTTGTAGGTGTGCCAGGTGTTGTAACAGATACTGTTATACTCTCTACATCCTCGCCCCAAACTAATGAACCCCAACTTAATCTTCCCCAGCCCTCAGAATTAAAAGCATCTACTGAACCAATAGAAACATTTGTGACATTATCGCCACCAAAAGATAAAGAGCTCCATGTGCCTGCTCCGTAGGCTGTTAGGCCAGGTGACGATACTTCTACTGTAATATCTGCCACCTGGCCCTCCTAAAATTAAGCGATTCTTAATATAGCTGCTGCACTTGTAAATGCTGGAAATAGAATTGTAAATGTTCCTGATGTTGCTGTTTTTTCAGCACCAAAATCTAATACACACACTGCTGCATTACTACCGAATGAAGTATTATAAATTACTGCACCCAATGCACTTAGTGTAACTCCTGTAAAAGATAAATCTGCGAAATCTACTATTCCTACTGAACCATCTAATGAAACTGTTTGTCCTGTTAATACTCCACCACCTGCAGAATATGTTCCACCAGTTCCAGTTACTTCATTTGTTGAAGTGTAAACTGTAGTTGTTGCATTTAATGTTGCTGCTGTAGTGTAAAGTGCTAATTTAAAAGTGTTTCCACCTGCTGCTGAAAAATCGTGATTTCCATCTAACAGTTGTGATTTAAAACTATTACAAACCGCTTGGTTTATATTTAATGTCATAATTATTCTCCTATATATTTATTATGGTGATGGAGAATTTAATTTTAATCTCAATGCTCCATCTTGATACTCGTCTCTACGTCTTCTACCTGTTTGTTCTAACGCAAATCCTTGTAATGCCTCATTATACTTCTCTTGATACAGTTTGTACATATCCATAGGTCCTTTTAAATATGCAAAAGCTTCTAATAAACATGCATATAATAATAGTTCTGGTGCATTTAAACTAATATAAGTTGTAGTATTTGTAACACTAAGTCCATCTGGAGTGTAAATGTAATCTAAAGAAACAACATAGGGTGCATCTGGTGTAGGAGCTACTTCAATAGCATTTTCTCTAAAAGTTGCATAATACTTAGGAAAACCAGTAGAACCTGTTGAATTATATTCAGTTATAAATGTATCATCTCTTGGCTCTAATGATACTTGAACAGAAGAACTATTTGTAGCAACCACAGAACGAACAATTAAAGCTCTTCTTTCTGTATTTGTACCAGCTGATCCAGAAGCATTTGGTAAAGCTACATATTTATTATTAGTTGTAAATGTAGATGTCGCGTACTCGCGCGCGTAGTCTGCATCTACTTCTCTAAATATTTTAAATTCAGAATCTCTAATAAAACCATTAACAATAGTAGATGTTAAAACCTCAGATCCTACTTCTGTATAATCTCTAATTTTTTGTACTAATTCTGCGTATGTCATGTTATATTAATAGTTACATTTCCTAATGCTATATTAGCTTGTCTTCTAGTATTAATAATATCTCCACTTATTCCAGGTTGCATTCCATTAGATGTAAATTGACCTGGCCAATAATTTAAATCTAATTGTAATAATAAACCTCCACCTGGTCTTAGATCTGCTCTAGGTCTTTTTAAACCTTGTGGATCGGCAGGGTGGTAAGGAGGATCTAACTGTGGTTGTTTAGATTCATATTCAGATATGTGTACAATAGAACCATTCCATTCTTTTACCATTTCAAGATAAGGAAACTGCATTCCTGATCTATCTGATATCGCTAATGATCTTTTACCTCTTGCAAATGCCATTAATATCTATCTCCAAAATAAGTAAATGGTGAAATGTATAAAGAAGTTCTTTGACCATCTTCTTGTAATGCTCTTTCTAATTCATCTTCATATAATAATTTTAATGCTTGTATTCTTTCTGGTGCATATTTTTGTGATAAATAAAAAGCAAGTCCAGAAACCATACATGGTAAAAATCTATAAGGTAAATCTGTTTGATTTGTATAAGCACCAGCGTCTTGAATTCTTTGAATGTAATAATATTTTAAATATGTATAAGTTATAGTGTCTGGAGCCAGATATAAACTAATAGTAGGAGTTATCTGTCTATCTACATAATATTGTGAGGGTTGCCCTGTTTGACCTTTATTAGGAAGTGCAGCGTATGCAGATCTATCAATTTTAGTTAATGATACGTCTTGAGTGCTTGAAGTAATAGATTCAGAAGTTGAAACATATGCTTCTAAAACATCACTACAATCAGTAGGCGTAGAATAAGTAATTGTTCCTGCAGTTAATAATTGATTTTTAAGTTCTACTTTCCAAAGGTGAATACCTCTGTTTCCCCATTCAGAAAATAATAAATTTAAACTTCTTCTTGATGATTTTAAATCGTAACCTTTAGTATTACGGATGCCACATCTTTCAAAAGATTCTTCAATAACATCATCAATATCTAAATTAAATGTTGTTGTTCCAGATGTAGCCATAGGTCATAACCTTATCTAATCCTAGAAAATTGTTTTTTAACTTGAAAGTCTTTTTGACCTCTTGGAATAAAAACATCACCACCGATAGACATTTTAGGAATTACTGTTCCCGGTTTTACATCTTCACCAACTGGTTTACCTTTAATTGTTGGTTTTACTTTTAACATTTCTACTTTTTTTTTATGTGTACCCATAATTAATCTCCTACGTTAATCATACCACCATAATACTTCTTAGTAAATGTACTTACGTTTGTGGGCTTTGGTCCTATATTACCTGCTGCCCTTTTTCTTGTGACTGCTGATCTTCTTTGACCTTCTGACATAGCCCTAGCTTTAGCTAATGGAACACATTTAGGGTATCCTTTTCTTTTTTCACCTTTAGATCTACCACAAGGGGCAAAAGAGCCATCTTTACGTTTAGCTCCAATGTCTACCCATTTCTCTTGAACCCATTTACGTAAACTCATATTATGATTTTTTAGTTACTTTTCTTCTATCGTCCATTATATCTCCACAACCTTTTGCAATTCCACCTTGCATATAATTAGAAACTTCTTTTCTTTGTTGAGATTTATTTTTACCCCCTGGAACTATTTTTCCAGAACAAACTGCAGATGCATACATGTTAGCATACGCACTTGGATATACTTTAAATTTTCTTTTTGCTGCTGCTTTTCCTTTTGGACAAAGTTTACCCATTATTTTTTTAAATTTTTTAAATTTTTTTCTAAATATTTAGACTGTTTTAAATGCAATGCAGATGATTTTTTTAAATCTTTTACCATTTTTAAAAAAGCTTTACCTTTTCCTTTTAAAGATATATCACCCATTATTTTTTAACCTTTTTTCTTTTAGCTGCAAGCATGGCTCGTGATGGTTTAGCACCTCTTATTTTGCCTTCAATCTGTTGTGGTATTTGTGATCTTCCTATAGCCATAATT